CATTGAGGTGCGTGCTCCGTGTGATAGTAGTGCAGCGGCCTGTTCTCTTGGAGAAAGAAACACAGCATTGTTAAAGCTGGCAGACGTCGGTTCTGGGTTTGTTTGTTCAGCTTGTTCAGCGGTATAAGTATCAACTAATGAGCTTACGAGCTGAGTATAAGCATCCCCGCCCTCAAGCCTAAGTCCTGTATATACTTGCTCTCTATTAAGTCTTTTAGCTTCTAAAACTGCTGCACTATCTCCCGGAAGAGGTATGTACTGCTGTCTAGCGTTGTCAAATTCTTCGCTTTTTATTTCAGAACCAGACTCTCTACGAAGAGTAGCATTAATAAAGTTTCTTTCTGCTTGGTCAAACAGTTGCCTATCATCACTTCTCCACTCGTTTAAAGCAAGACCACTGAAGCGACTACTAGGCGCTGCAAACTGCGCTCCGTATGTCTTTAGAGTGTCGTTAGCGCTTCCCATGCGGACAGCAAAGGTAGCAGCCTGCCACTGATTAGCTGTAAGAGCGTCGCCCTCTTTAGGCTCTCTTCCTAAAATCTCCAAACCAACCTCTATAAATTCTGGCCTGCCTGTCAGAACCAGAGAAGCTAATTCGTTTTGTCCAATATCCATAAGAGCGTCAGAAAGGGCTTTGTTTCCTTCTGCTATACTTTCTTGTTCTTTCTCTTTAGCAGCCGCTTCTGCTGCGGCCTGTCTAACGACAATAGCTTTACTAGACATACCCACTCCGTCCAGACGGGTAGCTAAAGCAAGCAAACCTTCTGGTGTAGATGTATCAGCTCCTCGCGTAGCAGCATTAAGTCTCTGTTGTTCTGTGCGTATGTCCTGCCCAGTAGCCTGCCTAATGCCTCTACTAATCCCTTGGGCTAAAGACCCTGTTATACCTAACAAGCCTTGTTGGGGCGCTGGAGTCACGCTCTCAGCAGGATTCATATTTAATATGTCAAATAATGCCATCTTATTCACCACCTAAAAGTTCTGAGAGACCGTCCAAAAGTGTTTGTAGCCCTGTAGGGCCTTCGTCTTCGTCATTAGCGCTTGTCAGCGGTGTAAGAAGCGCCTCCAAGCCTTGTGCAAGAATTTGAGCTTTCAGTTGGTTTCCTTGCAACAATCCCTCAATACCGCTTTGTTGTAGTGAGGCTTCTGTCCCCACGCCTGTTCTCTGTAGAACTTGGTTAATGTCCGACACATCCAATGCAGGCTGGAATAGGCCCATTGTTTGCTGCTGCGGGAGATAACCTAGCTCTGCCAAGCCTCTAGCAATCTGCTGTTGCCCTCCCTGTAGCTGCTGCTGCGCTCCAAACAAGCCCTGAAGCTGTCCAGCAAAGCCTCCTAAGTTCTGGAACATTTGCTGTTGTTCGCTTAACGCTTGCCCACGAGCCTGTAGCGCTGCTTCGCCTCTGTTTTCCAGAATAGCCTTTTCTAACGCAAGCTGCTCTGGTGTTCCTCCAAACATTGACGTTCTAACTCCAGAGCGCCCTTGATTGACAAGACGTTGTTCCAGAGACAGTCTAGCTCTCTCTTCCTCTGGAGACTGCATAGACCTCAGTTGGTCATAAATGCTCTGAGAAGCCGCTGTAATGTCTGTGGGAATCTGAGAGGCTGTTCTGTTAAACAAGTTCTGAAAAGCATCAACCTGAGGCTGAAACGAAGGCGTCTGTTGTCCTAACAAACCAGCAGCACCAGAGAGTCCCAAGTTCTGTATAGCCTGCTCTTGAGGCGATAAAGATAATGATAAGTTCCCAGCGTCTGCAGCGCCTGCTGTTGCTCCTGTGGCTCCAGTGATGGTGAAGGGACGGAATTGTAAATTACTTTTTGCTTGTGCGCCAGCGTTAAAGAGTTGGTCTCTAGCGCTAGAGCCTAGATTGCTGAAGTCTCCAGCGACATTCTCTAAAGCAGCATAGTTTAGAGCGCCACCAAGTAGGCCGCTGGCTGTGTTTCCTGTTAATATGTCTAAGACACTCGGCATAATTAGTTTCCTCTACCTACCACTGCTTTAATATCCAATTGTTGTATTGACACCAACTGACTGTCCACTAAAGCCTGTAAGCCAATAATGACATTATCTCCACTGCCTGTGGTGTTTTTTCTAAATTTATTAAATAGAATACCTGATGTGTATTCACCAATGTTATATTCTGCTAGGTTGTATTCTGCTACATTAGGGTTCGACACTGTGTACTGCGCTGATGTAAAACTAGCGCCATAGTTGTACGACCAAAACAATGTTCCTGGTATGTCCCCACTTCCAATAAATGTTATGTTTATACTCTTGAGAAACTTTAGACGAGAAGGGTCACCAAAGGACAAAGGATGCGTGTAATACTTCATTGTATAGGCGCTGTCTTCGTCTTGGTAGCCTGAATAGGTCGCAAGACCATTAGTGACGCCTAAGTATAGCGTCCCTGTGCGTGTTCTATGGAAGCTCTCTAATGTCAACTGTGTCCACTCAGTTGTCCTAAATGAGTTGTTCTCTAGCTTTTGTCGAACATCAAAGCACCACACCTTATTTATGTCGGTGAAGGACAAAAGATAGAAAGCCTCTTCGGGACTATAGACACTCTTTATAGGACTGGTCTGATCTGAGATGTCCAAAAGCAAATCATCACGGACATTCTTTGACAAGTCATCTAGGGGGGCACTACCGTCCTGTAGCACACGACCAAGCCCCATGAGCCCTCTATCAGACAGGAACACCAGCTCTCCAACAACACTCTGCACTGTGTCTCTGTCAACACAGCCTACGCTTTTGATGGTATCGTACACTTCCATTGTAGAAGGGTCTTCAGCACCTGTATAGATTACAATACTACGGCGTCCAAAGATGACAAGAAAATCATTATGTTCCTCAACAGCTACAATGGAGTCATACCCATTAGGCCACACATTAGCGAGGTCTATAGAGCCGCTAGTTCCCCCACTCCACTGAGCACCTAATAGTGTGTCGCTCCAATAGAGAGTGCCTTCGTCATTAGCGATGTCTCCCGCCCATAAGCGTCCAAAGGCAGCAAGAACACAGTTGGCCTCTGGAGGCGTCCCTGTAGCGTCTGTGTGGGACGACATAGGCTCAAAGAATTCTGTGTCGTCTGAATACACCAAAGGCTCATGGTTCTTCTGAAAGAAATAAACATGCCCTGCCTGTTCAGCCACTTGCCAGTTGTTCGCTGTAATGCTATAGCCCGATGGTGTTTCATCAACAAGCGTTGTTGTTCCTGACAAGATTTTATTGTTTCCTGCTGAAAACACCAGCTCACTTCCTTCATCGGAGCCAGAGACAACAACGTAATGGTAGATGGTTTCCAAGCCTGCGCTCGAGCCAAGCTCTGTAGCTGTCTCTGTCACTAACGCTCTGCCTTTCCTAGCTCCTAAACGCCCATAGCGGTCAATGACGCAGTTATCTGCTGTCTCTGCGTAGTTCTCCCCAACCGACAAAGGACTGTCTTGTGTGTTCAGTCCTAAGAAAGCTGGAGCGCCTATTGTGAGGCTTTGTAGCGCATTAGGCATGGAATACTAATTCTTCAGGGTGTTTAGAGGCATCTAAGCCGATGGCGTCTGCTAAGAAGTTGTCAGCCAAGTTAGCCAACTCAGCCGCTGACGTTCCTCCCTGCTCTCCTCTTTCTCTAGCAGCTAATGAGGCAGCTATGTAGATGATGGGGTAGTGTGGGATAGACACTGTATCAGCGTCGTCAGAGAGGTCTACAGGACGAACAACACAGCTAAAGTCCAAGTCATAAACTCCGTCTGGTGTAGGGTAGAGCTTTATCTGCGTGTCTCCATTGGCGTCTATACCGTCAAAGGTGTAATCAATAGGAGAACCTTCAGGAGTGCTATCGTTAAGATAGATACGGCGTATCCAATGCTGTGTCCTATACTTCATAAAGAAGTTGCCAGTGTCATTAATAGCATCTAACACCTTCACTCTATCGCCGCTGTCTGTAAGAACATAGGTGTTGTCAGAGGCTGTTGTAGTGACAGTGATTTCAGACCGCAGAGCACTCCAGTCCCAGGCGTTCTCTACCAACTGCTTTGCGTCATTGACGAAATCCCCTATCATTATAGAGTAAATATTTTCAGTAACGGCACTCACTGTGTCTTCTCTGAGAAGCCTCAACACACGGTTGACAAGCTGTAGATACGTCATTAAACAATTCCTCTAAATAGACGCCCTATTGTGGGCTGCTCTATTTCTGTATGAAACTTAAATAGATCATCACCAAATAAGCTCCTTGTTGTTTTCATTTCTGGCATAGGTCTCTGTGGTGCTGGTATTGAGAAATTACTAAACAAGTCTCTTAAACCCTCTAAGAAATTAGGAACACTAGTGGACGGAATAGCCTCACTCACTACGTCATCTATGGCGCTACCAGCGGCTACAACAGGGTCTATAACAGTGTCTTGTATGACATCGCCAGAAGCCACCACAGGGTCTATTACAGTGTCTTGTATGACATCACCAGCAGCTACAACAGGGTCTATAACAGTGTCTTGTATGACATCGCCAGCAGCTACAACAGGGTCTATTACAGTGTCTTGTATGACATCGCCAGCGGATACAACAGTATCTTGTATGACATCGCCAACAGGGTCTATAATGTTCTGAGCTGTGTCCTCTATCGGGTCTACAATGTCCTGAATAAAATCTCCAGCAGGAACAAGTAAGTCATTATATAGAGGGTCTATAATAGTT